GAATTTGAGCTGTTTCTCCATTCTTGAAAATTAGCAGATTGTCCAGCAGCTGCTCTAACATTTAATCCAACTACGTTTGTAGCAGAAGGAAGTATTGTGTCTCCTCCTACTTTATGAACGTATTGATTATGTGAGTCTGCAATCACACCAGTTTCAATATTTGCAAGTCTTGCATTTAATGTTCCATAGTTTTGAGATGCTGTATTAAATGTTCCACTTGAAGAGGGGGAAGTTGAAGTTGCAATATTTGTTCCTAAATTTGTTTGAATTGCAACTACTTCATCTTGAAGTGAGTTTACGTGAGAGGAATCTACAATTTCAGTAAAATTACTTTTTGTTTGAAATGATTTTATAGCTCCTGGGTAGGTTGCGGCCATGTTTTCTCCTTTTAGGCTATTCCACCGGATGGTGTGATTGTTAAGGTTCCTGCTTGAGGTATTTCATTGTCAGAACATATGATGTCTACCACTGCTTCTATTGTTCCTGTAAGTCCTGTTAAAGCTAAAAGAGTAGTTGTAGTTCCAGTAACTGTAAATGTAGTTGATGTTGGAGCTGATGCAATAGAATAATTTCCATTTACAGTAGCGTCTACGCTATCTATGGTCACTCTATTTCCTGCAACATAATTATGAGGTTTTAAAGTAGTAAGAGTAATAGTTGGTGAACCAGAAGCTCGAGCTGCTGCCGTAATAGCGTTGTCTCTATCTAATAAAGTTATAGTTGAGTAAGCCACACCAGATACTGTTGATACTTCTGTTAACAAATCTTGTAAAGTTATTCTATCTTTAAAGTTAACATTATCAAAAGCAAGAAAATTACTTAATACAGCTTGAACCGCATTTGTAACGGTACTTTGTCTGTATTGGTCTAGAACTTGAACGTCAATTTCTATATTTACATCTACATATGAAGGAGGTTGTAAAGTTAACGTCGTAGTAGGAGGCATTTTATCTGCAAAAAATGTTTGAACTGTAGGTTGTAGATTAGTAAACACTAATGTAGGCGTAACATTATCATTTTCAACACCAGGGTCACCAGACGGTGCGTAATACAAAGTTATGCTGTTATAAGTATTAGCAATTGCATTTGCTTTTGCTACTCCTAAAATTTGGACGGCTAAAGACGCGTAGTCTTCTAAAGTAACCGCTCTGTTTAATGACCTAATACTGATTGGAGTATTTAATCTTACTGAATCAGTAGATTCTGAATCAGAACCTCCTGAAGCGGGGTCTTCATTGTTTACCTGAAGACCTACTTGATAGTTAGTTACTATCTCAGTTAATGTATTTTCTGCAACGTTTCCAGCATCTCCAGCACCAACTCTGTAAGTTGCTTCTATAGTTCCATTTCTTGGGGGAATGCGTCCACCAACGTTATCTCCAAAAATAACATAAGTTCTATCTTCACCATCTACATCAATTGTATAAACAGGGTCATTTCCTGAGTAATCTACTAAATAATCAACAAATGTATAAACTACGTTATCAACTGTGATTTCAATGCTATCTTTAATAACAGGATAATCAGCTAAAAGAAAAATTTGGTCTGCTAGACCACTTGAAATTCCAAGTGCGTCTATACCAGTTTCTTCGACTGTGTATCCCTGAGTAGCAACAACCGTAACTACAGCGCCAGCTGTTAGCCCACCATCTCCAGAAGCTGGAACAGTTATTGCTGAGTTTGTTTCAAATATAATTTCAACATTTTCTCCACTAACAATGCTTGTAGTAGATACTTGAGTTCCGGCAGGAACAACTTGTGAAGAAGTAGCAAAAGTACTAAAAGATAAAGTAACTGTTGCTGGAGTGCTAGGTGTAGGAGTGTATCCTAATAATCTAGCCATTCTAAGAACGCTGTCTCTTTGACTTGCGGTTAATATAAACGATTCATTAGCTGCTCTATCTATATAAAAGCTCATAATGTCGCCCATATAGGCAAACAATTCAATTAAAGTAATACCAAAATCAGAAGCGTCTCTATTCTTCCATTCAGGTAAAAAGTATTGAATTAGAGATATCATGTCATCTCTAATAGCCTCAAAGTCTCTAGATGTGTAATCTATTTGAGGTATTACATTTGGTTCAGCCATTAGTTATTCCCTTCAAGCAAATCTCCGGACCTAGTAAAGGTACCTGTATTTATATTTATTTCGTCTGTTGTTTCATTTGGAAGCTTATAGTTTATTGTAATGTTTAAATGCATTGTATTTAAATCCAGTTCTATATATAAATCTTGTAAAACCAAAGAAGGAAGCCATTGAGAAAATGCTTCTCTAACTGTAGCATCTACTATAGGTATTGCAATCGCTTCATTTTCAAAAATAGCAGTTTTTACTTGAGTTCCATAATTAGACCTCATTACCCTTTCATTAAGACCGGTCATTACAGCTAAAAATACTCTATCTTTATATATTTTATTTTGATTAGTTGTAAAAGATATGCCATAAGACTCACTTAAAGAAAAAGGTAAAGATATAGCTCTTTGAGTAGCCATTAGAACACTCCCATCCAAACTGGAAAATTAGGGTCTCCGCCTTCAAACATAACCCATACCCCATCATTAAGTTTAGGGGTTTTATAGTGAACTGTGTGTTGGGAAGAGCCTGTATCTCTAGGGTCTGACGCAGAGGCTCTAGTAACTGTTGCTGAATGGCTATGAGAAGGGGTGCCACCAGAACCGATAGTCACTACGTGATTTAGATGAGTTTGGTAAGCAGACGCAGGAAGACAAGGCCATGCCCAGTCAGTAACTTGTTCTCCAAGAATTTGAGGTACTTTTACTCTAATTCTGCTTTTAGAAATAGGGTCTTTAACGTCTAAACAAATACCTCTATAGATACCATAAAATTTTTTATCTACCTCTCCGCCTAACAACAGCACAACCTCCGTCTAAGTCTTTGAGCAACAAAAATACTTCTATTACTTGGTTTATTTTGCCTTAGTCTAACATCTGCTATATCGCTTTCCCAATATGAGTACGATTCATTTCTAGCCCGTGTTTTAGCTCTATTAAAATTTTTTCCTTTTATAAAAATTGAAGAGGATTCATTTTGTGTTGGTAATAATTTAGTTTTTAATCTTGGTGTAGGTTTGGTAGGTATTTGTCTAATATTTGGTTCTACATATACCTTGTTTTCGTTTTCAGGATAAGGATACTCATTTTGTGACGTAATAGTAGCTGGGCCAAGAGAATCTATTCCAACTTCTATATTAGTTGTAAATTTTGTTTCTGTTAAACCTATGTAGTGAATAATATGTTCTACTGAAAGTAATATCCAATAACCACTATATTCAGTTCCTATTCCATTTAAATATATTGGCATTCCTGGCATTAAATTAGGAGAGCCTACAACTCCACCATGAGCTCTATAAGGAAACTTAACCATCTCACTAAAAGCATCAGAATGAGATTTAGCAATGTCCATACCAGGAACTACAGTGTTTACATCAAAGCTATCAAATAAAGGAGGTTTTGTTATTTTACGTTTACCTGATTTTAATTTTTGTTTGCTGTAAGAATTAGATTTTTTAGTAATTGGATTAACTCCATTAAAAGATTGAGCACTTTTAGTTGCTTCAGGAAAAGGGATACTTTCACCAACAATTGGAGTAAAGTTATATAAATCAGAGCCCTGTATACCAGAATTGTATGTAGCTAAATTTTGTAAAATATAAGATGGAGCATGGTTTTTGTATTTTTTATAATACTCATCTATAGGTTTAAAAATTAAAACTGTACCGTCTACTCTAAATAAATAACCACATTTTTTAGCACATTTAACTAAAAATTCCCAATCACTTTCTCCGTGTTGAGATAGTTGAGGAAACACTCTTTTATGAGGAGTTATATCAAAAGCAAATTTATATTTTTTAGCTATAGTTTTTGCTATTTGAGACATTGTTACTTTTTTCCAAACTTTTTGAGATTTTTGTTTCATTCTGTATGAAGCGCCAATAAAAGTAACTTCTATAAATCTTTTTTCAGTATCCATTACTTTTTTAACATGATGAACAAATCCTGTATAAGAATCTGTTCCTCTAATACTGTTTAAAGTTATTGTCATTGGTGTTCCAGGGGGTATTACTTTTTCAGATAAATCCCAATTTCTAAAAACAACGGTTCCCATGTCATGTTTATATCTATCTTGTTTTATTTTTGCAGAATAAACTATTGGACGTTTTTTTAATTTTCTTGTAGGAAACGAAACAGATATTGTTTTGTAAGACATACTAATCTGCTATAATTTCTATTTTTAAAATAGTTCCTATTGGAATATTATTTGGGTCTTTTATTTGTGGATTTTTATTTAATATAAACCACCAAGCACTTGAGTCTTCATAAAACCTTTCAGCTATTGAATCAAGCCTATCTCCTTTTACCCAAGCGTATTCAAAATAATTAATAGTTCCTATATCAGGGGTTGGGTAAAATAAAACTGGATGCACATCTGCATTTTTATCTAATGCAAAATAATCAATTATTGAATACTCATATCTAGAATTTCTATTTATCACCTATCACCACCTGGCCCCGCTCCTCTTTTTGGAGCTGTAAAAAGAGGACTAGGTTGGCCACCAACATTTTGAGATTCATTTGCATCTTGATTACCAAATCCATAAGCACTCAAAACTTGCAAATTAATATCAACAGTTGATTGAATTGGAATCATATCTTGAGTAAACATTAAATGAGTTATAGATAAAGATTGAATTATTCCAACTTGAGTATATGGACCAATATCAACCCTTACTAATGTTGGAATAATAATTCCAATATCAGAAGTGCTTTGATTTGCAGAGTTTAATAAATTATCTCCATTTATTGTTTTGTATAAAAACTCTATGTCAGCTAGTGTCCCTCTTTTTTTCAAATCAGCAATTAAAGCAGCGTAATTTGGATTGCCAAGACCAGCAGTAGGGCCATAGTATTGAGACAGATTTGAAGAAGAATTAGATTTAAAACAAGCAAAATCATTAATTCTATTTAATTGTAATTGAAATTGAACGGTACCAGTTCCTTGAAATAAATTTAAAAAAGCTAAAGCATCAGTAGCGGCTGGAACAACGTTTTGCGAAACACCAGTAGAAGCTTGATAAGCAGTAGGATTCCACATAAATTGAAATCCATAATTTTCTTTTCTCCTAGCAGCATCTTTAGGAGCGTTTTGAATATTTTCATTTCTAGTATCCCAAGCTTCTTTTACTCCTAAAACACTTTCTCCAAGTCCTAGTATTCCTGACGGAGTAACTGCATTTTTTGCTACATTTCCTACAGAATTCCATACACCGTTCCATGATTTAAGTTTATTTACAAATCCTGAGTCGCTATTATCAACTAAAGAAGCTAACGTAGCATATCTCCAAATTTTTCCTCTTCTACTGTAACTAAGAGTAGAAGAACCACTATTTATTACACCAGTTCTAGTTTTTCCAGGTAATCTTTCATGTTCAGCTGCTGATACAGGCAAGCTCCAGCTATGTGGAGGTAAATTAAATTTATACCCAGAAGGCCAAGATAACCCAGATTTTTTAACAGATTCTTTAGGATTAACCATTATGATGCTCCTATCATAGTTACTATACTTTCATATTTTAATTGTCTTTTAATTTCTTCTACCAAATCTCTTGCAGATATATTTGCACCGTTAATACTAATGTTTACTCCACCGTAATTAACTGTACCCATTCCAGCGGAACCAGCCCTATAAGCACCTGCACCACTAGCAGCAGCGTAACCACCTTCACCGCCGCCCCCACCGCCAGCGCCACCGCTTGTTGAACTGTCACCAGTAGTTATTCCACTTCCTCCGCCACTTCCTCCGTATTTACTTGAATCATAAAGACCTCGTGCACCAGAAGCGGGTAAATTTTTAGTTCCCCATTTACTTGTAATAATTGCGTGATAAATTTCTTTAGGGTCAGCGTTTGCCCTAAATGCATCTACAACTGCTTTATAGTAGTTTAAATTTAAAGTTTTTAATGTGGCGTCAAAACCCATTTCCCAACTAGCATATTTTCTAACTCCATGGTCATTCATAGTTCCAAGTTCACCAGGCATTGATTTAGTTGTATTTAAAGGATTGAAATAAGCACTGTTATTAGAATGCCCACCTTCTTGAGCCATCCAACGCATCATTGCTTGTACGTTAGTTTCACTAGAAGGGGCGTTCATTCCTGCTAATACTTTTTTAGCCCAACCAGCTCTATCAAAAGGACCGCCTTTACCACCATTGGGGATAACAACCCCATCTTCTTTAGGAACAAATATTTCTGGTCCTTTTTCTCCAACTATGTATGATTTACCTTCTTCAGCCCCGCCACCATGATGTAAGCCGGGAAGGCCTAACAATTTATTTATAAGTCCTAAAATTGGAGCTAAAAGTCCACCAATAAGATTTGCTCCAAGACCTACTCCACCTGAAAGAATTGGAGAAGTAGCAGCTGTTATTCCTCCAAGTTTTCCTTGCATAAATCCAAGAGCTTGTTGAGTTGCTGTTGTAGCACCCGTTGAAAGTAAACTTAATGAAGAAAGGTCTCCACCTTGAGCTCTTTGAAGTAAATACCTAATTATGGTATTTTTAGTTAATTCATCAGGTCCATATAAATCATTTAAAAAGTTGTATAAACCAGAACCAGGTAATAAAGAACTTTGAATATCTTTTTTTGTTGGAGTTCTTCCTAAATTATTTGAAATCATTTGAAAAATTTTATCGCCAACTTCTTTAAAACTTTTTGGTTGGCCAGTTTGTGGGTCACGTATATCAATACCAAGCATGCGCATCATATTTACTGAACGAGCTTGATTCATTGTTCCCAGGACCTGCATACCCCCGGTTAATCCAGCACCTGGAGTTAATCTAGATATATCTGCGGCACTTGTAGTAATAGTTGAAGCAAAGTTACCTTGTCCAGTAAACCCATATCTTTGAGCTTCTAATAAAGCTCCCGCAGCATCTGTTCTACTTGTAGGCAATCCAGTGTTATTCATATTGCCTAACAAACTTTGAGTTTGTCTTCCGCTTAAGTTTCCAAAAAATCTTTGATAACTAATAACTGCATCAGTAGTAATGGCTGTTCCGGCTCCAGGAAGAGCGGCTTGTAACCCAGCAAATGCTGCACCACCAGCTCTTACAGCTGCTGGTCCAAATGAAGAGCCAGTTGGTTGACCCCCAGAAGCTCCACCAAATGAGGGGTTGTTGTTAAATACAGAGCCACCACCGCCTACATTTAGGTCTCCGCCTCCACCGCCACCCGTCCCCCCAGCAGTACCCATTGTGGAAGAGAAACGATTGGCTTGGCGTACCATTTCTTTCATGTCATTAGTAATTTCTCTAATGTGCTGTTTAGCTCCAGCTAAACCACCAGTAATGGCATCAGTAACTTGATTAATTTTATCCACGGTACACCTCCAATCTAGTTATATCTTCCGGCACGTTCTATCCAGTTCTTTCTTTCTTTTATAGTCATTCCTTTTATATCACCTAAAGTAAAACCATTAAAAGCTCTTGCAATTACTTCAAACTGGTCATATAAATCTTTATATTGTTCTTCTTTATATGCGAAACAAAGCAGCTAAGGACAGTGGAACGTTTATATCTTTTCCACATGCCTTACAAGCCTTGTTCACCTCCATAAGGCGAGGGCCAGGGTTCTTTTCTAGTAATTCCATGGCAATTTTTTCTCTATCAGCCATTCCAAGATTTAAAACGTCTTGAGGGCCTGTTACAGAAATTCCGTTTATTGACATAACGCAACCTGTTAATAAAATAGTATTTAATTCAGACATTGTCTTACTTGTAACACCATTAGATAGTTTTTTTTGAACTAATCCGTTAGGAAAAGCTAAAACTGTTTTACCAGCTTTAATATCTATTTCCCAAACTCTTTCATAAGGGTCTGCTAATTCTTTTACTTTAACATCTGAATTTAAATCAATTATAAGAGATTGTTCTTCAGAACATGAGTTACAAATTACTTTGTAATCTACTTCGTTTCCAAATGTTGCTTTTCTAATTCCTAAAAGTATTGCATCTCTGTCTCCAGACAAAAGAGAATCTAAATCATTTTCACTAGGTTTTTTATCACCTAGTTCTTCTAGCCCTCTTTGTAATATTACTTGAAGAGCTTTTGCTTCAGTTTCAGAACGAGCAATAATTTCTTCATCTACTCCGGTTAACTCTCTAACTTTTGCTTTTTTTATAACAGAACCTTCCTGGGGAATAAAACCCCCAGGAAGTTCTACTACCAAATTACTTGGAGTTTCTGTCTTTACTTCTTTAGCTGGTTCTTCTAATGCTTTTTCTGCAAATTGTTTTACTAAGTCCTCGTCAGTAATGACTTGTTTGTTTATCACTTTTAATACTCCTTTTTATTAACTTAACTGGTTATTGCTCTAAAGTTATTATCAGTAAAGAATACTGACAATCCTTCGTGTACTAATTGCATTGATTCAAACAAAATTTGGTTATCACCAGAATTTAAATCTGAATAATTCAAAGTACTAATCCATGCATTTCTTAGTCTGAATCCCATTCTAGAAATGTTTTTATCTGTTGCGTTTGGATGAGATAAGACATAAATGTCAACATCGCATCTAAAGCCTTTTGTTCCTAATGCAATACCTTCTCCAGATGAAACAGCAAACAGTCCACGCATCCATGTAATTGCTTGGTCATTTCCATACAAAACACCGCGTTGAAAAGATACAGGGTTAAATGTTGTCATACCAGGGATTTGATGAACAGTAGTGTTGTAACCACCTTCACGGTATTGAATTGGTTGTGTGTTAATAGAAAGACCACTGATATTGGTAAACCCACCAATAAAACCAGTAGAACTTCCATCAGCAGCGTTGTAGTTATTGCTAGAGCCGGTTTTTATTTTAGGACTAAATACACCGTCTTTAGTTGGGGTAAACTCTGCGTAGAACCGGAAACTTCTTAAAGGGTCCGTTGCTACGGTAGAGAACCTATTTATAATGCTGTCAGTTGCCATTAGTGTTTATCTCCTTATTCTACCGTGACGGTTGTTCCGCCATCGAACTGACCGATTTTGATGATTACGAATTCAGCAGGGCGTTGTAGAGCCACACCTATTTCTAATCTAACTTCACCATTATCTATTGAAGCTAGTGTATTAGTTTCATCATCACATTTAACAAAGTAAGCTTGTTCTGGAGTGTCTCCTCTTAAGCCACCTTGATTCCAAAATTCAGTTAAGAATCCTGAAGTTACACCTGTTAGTTGACGCCATAAACGTTGGTCGTTTGGCTCAAATACTGCAAATTCTGTTAAGTCTGTTAACGCTTTTCGCAAGTAGATAAGTGTACGACGTATTGAAACATAGCGGTCTGAATAGCTGCCTCGTAGTGTACGAGCACCCATTACAACAATTCCTGAACCAGGTATAAAACGAATTGCATTTACTGGAGGAACAGTTGAGTTTAAGGTATCTAGTTCTGTATTTGTTAATTGTGCAACAGACACAGCTCCAGCAATACGAGTATCTAAACCAGCAGGGGCTTTAAATACTCCACGTGCAGAGTCAGTTGAAATATACTTTCCAACAATAGCTCCACCAGGTGCCACTGTTAAAGTAATATTTGGAGTGGTTACTGTTGGGTCTTTCATTACTATTCTTGGGTAATAAACAGCTGCGTAAGAAGAGTCTCCGTATGTAAGAGCTTTTGCTAGTACAGAAGACACTGTTACGTTAGCTTCTGGGTCAACCACAACAAACACATCTTCTCTATCTGCTGCATAAGCAATAATTTGATTAACAGCTGTTGTATCTGTAATGCCCGGTGCGTTTAGTACTAATGAATTTAATACAATATCAAAAGCACTTACCGCTCCAGAAATAGCAGTTGCAGTAACTGTTCCATCTGACGCTACTCCAGAAAGATTTTGAACTGTAATATTTACAGGTCTCTTATCTTGTAGAGTACTTGCTGATAGCAAATCAGTTGCATCAATATATTTAGATTGAGAATTAATAATTGACACTGCATATCTATCATCTAGTGCTTCCATACTTAAGTCATTAAATCTTTCAACAACAAAAGCTGCAGTTGCACCTTGATAGTTAACTGTTAAATCAAATGTATTTTGTGCAGAACTGTTAAAAATACTGATTGAAATATCATTCCCCCATTGACCTGGGTTTTTTGCAGTAACTCGTAATGTATCTAAATCATTAGCATCAATCATTGTAAGAAGTGCTTTATTGCTG